AAAGACCCTGCGTGGCAAGCTGGTCGGTGTGGTTCTCCGTGAGGAAGAATACATGGGTAACGATGGGAACATCAAGACGAAGCTTGTCGTTGACCGTTTCACCAGTGTTGACAAGATTCGTTCCGGTGACTATGAGGTCAGACCGAAGAAAACGCTGGCTGGTGGGTCTGGTTCTTCGCCTGATACCGGCGACTTTGCCGTAATTCAGGACAGTGAAGATTTTCCGTTTTAAAATAACGCATCAACGTAAATTTCAGAAAGAGTGATAAGATGAGAAAAGAAATCGAAATCAATGTTAAGCACATGGTTTCACCTGATGCAACAAGTTGTGCATACGGAGAGGATGTTGATGGATATGTAATGGCTTGCCATTATCACGTCCGAAGAAACAGAACACACGGAAGAAAGGCTCCTATGGAATTTGACCTTCCTAAATGTCTTTTGTTTGAGTGCTGGCTTGATAAGCCGTTTCATAAATGCGAAGCCTGTAAACAAGCTTGCAAAGACAAAACGGACTGATCGCCTACCTTATATAAGAGCTGCGCTATCTGGCTATACGGGCGTTTGGAAAGATGAAAGTGTTGATTGCTTGCGAGGAATCGCAAGAGGTATGCAAAGCCTTTCGTGCAAAAGGTCACGAAGCCTACTCCTGCGACATCCAGGAACCGTCCGGTGGGCATCCTGAGTGGCATATTCTTGGAGATGCGCTCAAGGCTCTGGAGGGGGGGCAAATCGTTACGATGGACGGCATGGCGCACGAAGTCGGGAAGTGGGATTTGCTCATTGCTCACCCGCCCTGCACTTATCTAAACAACGCCGGGGCAAGGCATCTTTGGAAAGGGCATGAGCTTCAGGCAGACCGTGTAATGCTTGGCATTCAAGGCCGAGACCTGTTCATGCGTTTCTGGTGGGCAGATGTTCCACGGATTTGCATAGAGAACCCAGTGCCAAGCCGGGTATTCTGCCTGCCGAAGTATGCACAGAGCATTCAGCCGTATCAGTTTGGTCACCCATACACCAAAAAAACCTGTCTTTGGCTCAAGGGTCTGCCGCCGCTGATTCCAGTCGACATTGTAGAGCCTGTTGCTACATGGTGTCCGTCCGGCTCGTATAGTCATAAACACGATGTAAAAAATAAGGGAATGTTTACGACTGATCGGGCGAAGAACAGAGCAAAAACATTTCCAGGCATTGCAAAAGCAATGGCTGAACAGTGGGGTTAATAGAATGATTACCTGTTGTCTCAACTGAACATCACGCCACCAAGCCTGCCACGACACTTGCGAGAAGTACAAAGCAGAGAAAAAAGACTTCGAGGAGCGCAAGACGTTCGTGCATGAGCTGAACCACAGCCAGAGCGTGTACCACCGCGATTACGAGGACAAGCACCGGGAGCGTGGCAAGAAGCGGTTTCTCGGAAGTGAATTTAGAGGTGAACGAGGATGAGAAGAAAGTATAAACCGGGCGGCTACATCATTTCACTTGATGAATTGATGAAGCAGGAGTTTGTTTACTGCGCCGGAAAACTTGTTCACAAAGGCTGGTTTGGTAGCTGGCAACTGCGATATGCAAATAGCGAACTTGCTCGACTGCGTATCAGAGAAGCCAAAAAAATCGAGGACAACGCATGAACACCGGCAAGCAGTTTGAAGCAGATTTCAAGGCATCTGTTCCACCCGATGCGTGGTGCTACCGGCTGAAGGACAGTGCTGCTACCTACTACGGCGGCAACGAGAACCTGTCCTTCTCCATCGACAACATCTGCGACTTCCTTGTGTACCGTTACCCCATGAACCACCTGTTTGAGCTGAAAACCATTGAAACGCCATCTATCCCTCTGGAAAAGGTGTTCGGCAAGTACGACAAGGCAAAGTGCAAATACCGCAAGGAAAAGCACATCACGGACATGGTAGAAGCAATAGGGTACAGCGGTCAGACCGCCCATGTGATAGTCAATTACCGGGCGGTCAACCGCACCTTTGCAATCCCTGCCAGCAAGGTTCTGGCGTTCCGATACAACGAGAGCCGCAAGAGCATCCCTTGGCAGTGGGCAGAGCAAGAGGGGATAGAGGTAAAAGCAAAAAGGTTGCGTGTACATTGGCGATATGACGTGGATGCGCTGCTAAAGAGATTGGAGAAAGAGCATGAATGAAGTGTTTAAGTGTGACCGATGCGGCGAAACATTTAATATGGGCAATTGGTTCAACCTCAACATGATTGAAGCAAGAGTATACAACACTGGATGCCCACAAGATTATAGTTTCAATCTTTGCCCCTCTTGCATGGCTGCACTCAACGACTGGCTGAAAGGAGAACAGGAACGACAAGCAAAATGGATTTACGACCATGAAAGCAACTCAATCGAGTGTGACAAGTGCAGAGCAGAATACAAACTCTCGCCGTATGAACGTATATCGGATTTTAATTATTGCCCGAACTGTGGCGCAAAGATGAAAGAATGATTGAAATGAAAAACAAAATAAATCACCGTTTTATCCGCTTTACAATCGCAACAATAGCACTACTGCTCACGCTGCTCTTTACATCCTGCCATCCGACCGCCGCTAAAGCCTCTGCTAAAGCGGAAGAAGCTAGCAAACCGTGTTATCACGTCACGGTCTATTCCCCGGAAATTGAAAAAGTAGGCTACGGTAGCGCACGGCATCCAAAGTACACCATTACGGTGGAAAGCTTTAACGAGCTGATTCCGATCTCTAGTGCAAGAGATTACAAACTACTCCAAATACCTCTGGGAGACGGTCGATTTGAGCTTGTATCCACTTCAATGGTTGAAATCGAATACTACTGAAAGAGGTAGAGATATGCAAAGGAAAATTTCAGACATTCTGCCCAAGACCGAAATCTTGGCGCAGTTGGCAGAAGAAGCGTCCGAACTGGCACAGGCTGCGTTGAAGCTGCGCCGTGCGCTGGATGGCACGAACCCGACACCGAAGAGTGTTGAGGAGTGCCGGAGCGCATTTGAAGAAGAGTACGCAGACGTTGTGAACTGCATTATTGCGTTGGATATGGACGATGCAGCCTTTGATCGAATGCGGAAAATGCAGTACGAAAAGGAAGTCCGCTGGCTATCTCGCCTTGAAGCAAAGGAGCAGTCGGATGAATAAATTCGGGAACTGCCCTCTGTGCGGAAAACAGGTCAAGCCGACCAACCTCCGCAAAATCGCACGGCAAAACCAGTTGTACGGATTCCGCATGGCTCTGGATGGCGTTGCCGCCACATGGGGCGCGCTGATTCAGAACCTTCGGTGCGATGCAGACCTGACCGATGAACAGGTGCAGAAAATCATCCGCATTGGTGACAGGTACTGGGAGATGATTGGGCAGTTCAAGAACGAGGACATGACCCCTGACGAGTTTGCGGATTACATCACTGCAAAGTCAGAACAGGTTGAAAAAGAGCTGAGAGAAAGGTGGAGCTAACAATGCTTGAATTTGTAACCCGCTGGCTGGTCTGCTTAGCCCTGCTGGCGATAGTGGTTCAGTCTGAACGGACAATCAAGGACATGGCAAACAACCTGTTTGAAAAACGGCAGGCAATGCTTGTCTGGCTGTTTATAAACGTGTGTCTGGTCGTTTGCACGGCTGTTGTGATGGGGTGGATGTAAAAACATGAACAGATATGACATTGAAAAGAGGATGGAAAGAAGTCGCAGAATGTTTGCGATTTTTCAGGGAATTGTGATTGCTTTTATTGCAATCGTGGCAGTTTCGTCTATCGTACTTTCTATCTTTATGTATAAGGGCTTGTTTTCCGCAGATATTCCCGAATGGATGAAATGGGCGTTTGTATTTCTTGGGAGGTAAGTATGGACAACGAACTTTACTGCCCGATGAAGATGACCAGCAATCCGCTTGGTCGGTGCGTATGCGAGAAAGAAAAGTGCGCTTGGTGGCGGCAGTTGGACAACTGCTGTTCCGTCTGGCAAATTGCAACCGAGCTGGATAAAATCGAAACGAAAATGAAGAGGTGAAAACGTGAACGAATGGATTAGTGTTGACGATAGACTTCCTGATGTTCCGAAGGACGATTACATGAGCGATTATGTTCTCGCTTACGATAAAAAGGCTGGAATTTGGGTTGCATTTTTTTGTTCTAGCGGTTATTGGTGTGAAGCAAGGGAATGTGTGTCTTTTGAAAATGTCACCTATTGGATGCCGCTCCCAAAGCCACCGAAGGAGGATTGATACATGGCAACACCACCGAAGCGTGGTCGTGGCAGACCGCCGCTGACCGAAGCTGAAAAGAAAAAGCGTGAGAAGCGAGCGCAAAAGGCAAAAGAGCAAGCCGCTGCGAAGCGTGAAAAAGAGCGTGAGAAGAAGCGGATACAGAACCTCAACAAGAACAAGAGCATCCGATCACAGGTCAGTAAAAAGGTAAAGGAGCAACAGGCGTTGGCTATCGAGAAGCTGAAGATGATGAGCACAGGGGATTTGCAGTCAAGAATCGGCGATGAAGAGGACAAGAAAGTTGTCGGCATGATCGCAGCCAAGTATTTTGGCGACCTTCCGAGCGTGGACATGAACAACCCCATTGAAGTGCAGCAACGCCTTGACTTCTTCTTTGACGCTTGCATCGAAGCCAGAATCTCACCTGTGGTGGAATGGATTGCGTTAGTGCTGGGCATCGAATGGCCTAGCCTGAGACAGATTATGACAGGCAAACGCCGTGACGACAGCTTGCAGCAGAAGTACATTCTGAAGCTGATTCTGCAAATGCAGTCCATGTGGGCATACAACGGTATGTACGGTCAGGAGAATCCGGCAGAGTGGATTTTCCGAGCCAAGAACTACTTTGGTATGCGTGACAACGTGGAAGTCACCGTTGCACCGCCTGAACAGCCGTTGGGCGATGCCCAGAGCGCAGAGCAGTTGGCACAGAAGTACCAGACGGCTTTGCCGAAAGGGATTGACGTGGAATATAGAGAGGTGGCAATCGATGGAAAATAGCTATTGGTAGTAAGCCAAAAAACGTGAAGGCGTCAATACACAGAAAAGAAGGAGGATATTGTGGATAAATTTTTGTGCATCAATGATAACGGCTCATTTGAAAAAGGAGAAAATTATTTCGGGGAGGTTGAATTAGATGGTACTTTGGCGATAAATACGGATTTCTACGATGATGATTACGGAGAATGGCATTATCTTCCGTGCGGCAAATGGAAAGAATTCTTTAAACAAACGGAATCTTAATTTTTCACGGCGATAATATGACGAAATAAGGATCGTATCGAAGCATTGATGGCCAAGATGCAGAAGAAATTTGGCAAAAGGAGCAACTAATGCAAACTGACAGAGGAATCTACCACAAGCGAGTATGCGACCGCTGCGGAGCGGTACAGGGCGGCAGGATGATGAACCCTGACGAATACTTCAAGGACTGGGAGTGGCGCAGGGACATAGGCGACATGTGCCCGGAGTGTTACGAGCAGTATAAGCGGGTGATCGGGCGGTTCAATGCCAACAGAAGGAGAAAGAGAGGACAAAGGGAATGATGAGATGTTCTATATGGCGTTGCAAACAATGTGGTATGGTTATCAACAACGCCGAGAGCGCAAAAATCTATAATAATACTTTTGACGAACTTTTTAACTCGAAAACTGTTTGCAATAACCTTACAGGGTTCGATTTGCCAACCGTTAAATATACGCATCGTTGTGACTCTCAAACAATTGGATTGTGTGATTTTATTGGATGGAGGAAGCAAGAATGAAATACAAAGTCGAAATTGTGGCCTATGAATCCTATGGAGAAATCAATCTTGGAACTTTTGATGTTGAAGCTGATAATGAAGAAGAAGCGGAGCTGAAAGCTCGAAAAATGGCGAGGAAGAAGCATCCAAATCTTGAGGATTTCGACGTTATGACTTTGGAGATGATAAAATGACCTACTGCACCACCGAACATTGCTCTTGCATGGGCATCAAGCAGTTCTCTGCTGGCAAGGCTATCCGATGCACAGCAGAATCCTGTAAGAACAAATCCGAGTCGTCCTGTGGCTCTTGCAAATGGTACGCAGAGCCGGAGGGCGTATGCGTGAACGACCAGTCAGAACACGTTGCAGACTTCGTGTGGGATGAACGTGGATGCAAGGAATGGGAGAAGAAAGATGAAACGTCAGCAGACCTATAAAGGGCTTATTGGCAAGGGTTGGTACGACCAAAGCGAATTTAGCCACAGATACGCTTGCTGGGCAAACCACCGCAACAACTGGGCTATTCGCAAGGCTGACAACCGCAAGTTGGCAAAGGCAAGATTGAAGCAGATTGAACGCCAGCAAATCAGAAAGGAACTGGAAGAGTATGACAACGGGGGAGAAAATCAGGAAGCGCAGGCTTGAACTGCACGTCAAGCAGAAAGACCTTGCGAACAGAATCGGTGTAACAGCCGCTTTCCTATCGGCTATTGAGTGCGGGAAACGCAAATGTAAAGAAACGTGGCTTTTCAGAATCGCAACCGTCCTTGACTGCACCATATATGATTTGCAAGATGACGAGCCTAAAGGTTTGATCGACCCCGCTAATGACGACTTTGGAGCGGTTTGCAACTGCGCTGTCCGTTACTGCTTGGGCAGACGGTCATATATGCCTAGCCTTGTTTGCGGATACATCACACCGCTTCTGCCGGAGCTGACCGACACGACGCTTGGTTGCTTTGAACGTGACATTGCAGAGCGCAAGCGGACAGGCTTTTTTGGCGATTCTTGCGACTATGAGACGTGGGATGCGTTCTACAATGCGGTATGTAAGGAGATTGAAGGGAGAAAAGAACAATGAAGAAAGCAATTTTATCTGTAGCATTGGCGGCATCTATCGCATTGTGCGGATGCACAGAAGCGTCTCGTGTGAATCACAATATTTCGCAGCAGGCAAAGAATTTCAACGTCACTCGCAGATTGTCTGTTGTTAATGCAAGAACTGATACGCCGATGCTTGAAATAATCGGGAACATGGACATTTCCAATAACAGCAACAATGAACTTGTGGTGACTATTGAATTGCCCGATGGCACATACAAAAAGCATTACGTCTATCTTAACGAGTACACAATGTACATTGTGGAGGATTTGAGCGGTTCTGACGTGGACAAGTATCATTACGAAATCAACATCTTGCCGCAGCAGTTACAAAACTTCGTTCTCACCTACAATCCGTAAGCGGGGTATCGGATAATGGCTAACACACTTTGGCATCCAGCAAGCGAACAGCCACGAGAGCGGACGCAGCCTTTGTTGCTTGCGACTAAGACAACGTGGCGTGATAAAAATGGAAAAATGTTGCATGGAATCTCGCCAACAGCGTACTTTCTTGGCTGTTACGCAGACGGTCAGTTCTGGGACGAGATAGGAGAGAGACTGCCGGAAGATGTGACGGTGACGCATTGGATGGCGTTTCCGATGGTGTAGGAGGGCTTATGGAAAAGAATGTCGTTGTTACGCAAGATATGGTTGACGAATTCACGGAGGAAATGCAGGAAGCATACAGAAAGTACGGTGATGATGAAGAAATCGTTCACAGCATGATGGACGGCATCATGTGTGAAACCTTAGAAAAGCTGGGATTTGCAGAAGGTGTGGGAATCTTTAACGAAACACCGAAATGGTATGCGTAAGGAGCAGTAAATATGACGAACAAGAAGTTTGGAATCATCGTTATGGACTTGAGCCTTTTTGATTTCGGGCCGAAGCCGCCTTGTGGGTACATCAAGGCAAAACATATTCGCCCAGCGTACGGCAAAGGCGCAAGGCCTGTCAAGGCGCATAAGCGAATCACAAGAACAAGAGAGGGATTTAGAAAATGACAGAACTCAAGAGATGCCCGTTCTGCGGTGCGGAACCGCCGACTGTAAAAGTGCTTCATCCACTTGACATTAACATGGCTAATTGGGTAGTCTGCGGGAAATGCGGGGTGAGCACTTCTGTAATATTTGGCAAGGAAAAAGCCATCGAAGCATGGAACAAACGCTACAAAGAGGATTGAGCATGGACAAAAAACGAGACAGCTTTACATTCCAACGATACTACTTTGAAGCCATCTCCACACTTAAAAGTAAAGAGAAGCTGGAACTCTACGATGCAATCTGTGCATACGTTTTTGAAGAAAAAGACGCAACTTTGAACTCAAAAAAGGCAGAATCTTGTTTCATTTTGATTAAGCATCTGCTCAATGAAGAGTCAAAAAGAAGCGATATTGCGTCAAAAGGATGGTCTACACGAAAGTCATCTCATCCTCATATCATAAATGAGATGAAAGTCAGCTCATCTATGAGTTCAAAGTCAGATGACGATGAACTCACTATATCAACTGACAGTCAGACGAACGTCAAGACCTTGCCGGAGAGTGCAGTCAAGAAGAAACCTGACATCTTCTCCGACTTTGCTCATGGCGATAAAGCCCTGTTGGAATCCCTGCGAGAGTT